GCACAGTTATAAATTCTGTTTGGGGATATCTCAATTGGTTTACCCGCAAATTGCATCGATCTCATTGATGGGAGAACTTGTTTCTTATAAACATACATGTAGTTCTCACGTATTTCTTTTTCTAATTGAGGAAACTTTTTGATATGCATCTCCATGTTTCTTGTTACGAGCTCTTGCCAAGTCTCTCTTCTCTTCAACTCAGGGAGGTACTTAGCGTATTTCATATACACTGTAATGTTCGAGAGTATTCGGTTTGAAATGTCCATTTTTTTGTGAATTTTTGTAAAATTAAATTTATTAAAAAATCGGGGATTTTAAATGATAAATATAGGTTCATCACTCAATCGACCCGATTTCTAATTAAAAAAACGTCGTTTTTTTTTAGTTTTTTTTCAAAGACGGAGATATTTAATTCGTCAATCTTTGTTGTTGTTCTCTCTGTTTCCTTTTATCCAATAACTCTTTCACTCTGTCAGCTTTTTTCTGTTCTTGTTGCTCTTCAAAACCTAAGAAAGTTACAGAGGCTTCTGTATCAATTTCGAGTAGTTCGTTGTTGAATTTACAATTTTCGAATACAATACCGTCTTTACCAATTCTAGATTTGGTAATTGCAATAGTGGCTAAGTTGAGTTCTTTTTGTTGTAAGGTTTTAGCGACTGAGATAATAACGTGTCCAACTTGTGCTTTTTTAATTGACCCACCCATTTGATCAGTTGTGACAACTTCAGAAGAAATTGAACTTCTATTACCTTGAGTTGCAGTCCACCCAACTAATCCAAGTTCGTGACACATAGCTTCAAAATGTCTCATAACAGACCCTTCACTTTTCCACTCATCACCTAACACCTTTTCAGGCATAATACAATCAATATAATCCATGATAATCACGTCAATTTTAACACCATCAGCAATCATTTTTCTAACTTGATTCTTAATTTGTAACATGGTTAAAGAATCAGAGGGTAATTTTTTCAACACCAACTTATTCCTCATAGAATTTTGAATCTCGTGAATCTTTGCAAATACCTTTTCTTTGTGTAAAACGAGGTTGTCAGGTTCAATACCAGTCCACAATGTGAAATGTTTTCTTTGGATGATTTTCGGATTGTCCTCGAAGAAAACCTGAACGACATTAAAACCCATGTTGAATGCCGTGTTTGCAATTTTGGTGAGGATTGTTGTTTTACCCACACCAGTAGGTGCTAATATTACACCTATTTCACCTTTGGCTAAACCACCTTTCAAAAGATTGTCAATTCCTCTTATCCCAATTGGTATTGGAGATCTGAAATCTTCATCCAAGACAACATCAAGGTTAGCGAACACGTCCCCTGTTCCCATGTCTCTTTCTCCAACTTGGATTGCATCTCTAACAAGTTCTTCAACTTTATCGTAGGATTCGAAATCACCCTCATCAATGATTTTTTGTGCTTGTTTCATTGCCTTCTGTAACTCTTGTTGTTTACAGAACTTCAAAGCTTTTTCTTGTACAAAAACACTCCCATCGAATGGTGCGTCTTTCACTTGTTTGATGGTATCCAAGATAATTTTAAGAACCATCTCAGTAGAAATCTCGGATTTGGCAATCTGTTCTAACGTATCAAAAGTAGGTGTAGATTGATATTTTTGGAAATACTCCTTGATCATAGCAACAATCATTTTGAAATATTTGTTGTCAAAGTAAGATGTTTCCAAAACATCCATTATAGTTTGTGAAAAGTCTTTGTCTACTATAATCTGATTTACTAATTGAACCTGAAAAGTGTTACCTAAATAATCGAAATTTTTCTGCATATCTAATTCTCCTATACCCTGAATTTATAAATACTCAATAAACTAGCTCAACACCGCAGTAGTTGTGGTTTAATTCCGATTTTGAAAAAATGTCAGTCAGGTTTGAAAGAATTTCTTTTAAAAATGGTCGTACATCTACGGTATACCGAACTTTTGGTGGATAAAGTTTTCCATCAAAAATTCTATGACAAATTGTCTCATCACCGATTTTAACATACATGTGGAAATTTTCTGGTCCTTCGGTAAATGAAGTTTCCATAATTTTTGGATCGTGAACGATAGCCTCCTTGTTATCCAACATGTAAACAACTGTTTTCATCTTCAAGTAATTATGAAGCTTTTCTTTGACATCGTACATGAATTCATATAGGTCAGTAGACAGTCTAGCATCAGGGTTATAACCCCTAACATTGAAAAATCTTTGTACAACTATGTTTTCATTTAAGGTAAGTAAAAATTCCATCTTGACTTGTTCTTGGTCTTTCATTTTTTTAGTTTTTAGTTTTGCGTTTTTCTTTTCTTATTAGTTTCATGAATGGTTTCAAGAAGTTGACCCAAGCCTGATCGTTGGTAGGTAGGTACTTGAACAATCCGTCCTCCATCATGTATTTCATTAGATTCTTATACCCTCTGTCTGTGGGGTCTAGTTCTTCTGTGTGAACGGATAAAACTATGTTTTTTCCGTCTTCAGTGATTAATGGATTTTTGAGGTCCACAATCATTTTGTTTATTTGGTAGTATTGTTCTCCAAGTATACCACTTTTTGTTCTACCAGTCAAAATATTAGACAGTACTTTTGAAGGTTTTTCTTGTGGGATTTTTCGTGCAATATCCAGAATTTCTTCAATAGTGCATGATCTTTCCAACATTTTGGGGAAGAACTTCAACAAAGTTTTTTCACCCAACCCAAGAATTCCATCAATGTTATCTGATTTGTCTCCCATCAGAATTTTACAAACTAATACATTCTCATGAGGCACCTCGATGTCTTTAAATTTTATCTTCTGACCATATTTTACAATTGATTTGGTACCAGGAGAAAAAATTGAAACTTGTGGGGATAGTAATTGGGTGAGATCTTTGTCTGCCGAAAAAATGGTAATCACCTCATCGGTAGCAACCTTACAATAATAGGCAATCAAATCATCCGCTTCGTTGTCTTTTATTTCAACCTGTCGGACGAAAACTTCTTCCAAGTATTGTTTGACTCTTACCTTCTGTGTCAAATAAGATTCATACTTGTATTCGTTCATACTTGACCTACGATTTGCCTTATACTGAGGATATAAAGCCTTTCTTGTGGAAGAGTTTGAGTCTCCATCCCAGAACACAACCACTTTATCGTAGTCATACCCTTCCAAGAATCGTCTAATTGTATTAACGAAGTGGTATACCCCACCGATATGAGATCCGTCATTGTAGAGGTCCTTAACCCCGTGAAATCCTATTTTGAATAGGTTGTCCCCATCCACCAATAAAGTCTTAGTCACATTTTTAATTTACGGATAAATCATTCTTCTTTTTCTTCTGTCAATGTAAAATCACCTTCAGCCCCGATTATATCTTTCCAATAATCGGCATACTCTTTCTTGTACTTTTCGATTGAAGCTTTTTCTTCTGTAGTATCCTTACCCGCCAAGAATCCATGAGGTGTAATAATAATCCTTCCGTCATCATATCCCAGTCCGTTGATGTGGTTTTTCATAACTGAAACTTTGCTTCTAACGGCAAATTTCACAGTTCTTTTATCTTTAGTTGCGGTGATTTTTGTTGTACCAGCACCTTTCTGATTCCCGAATAAGAAAACCAATGATGAATTCAACCATACCGATTCTCCTCCTTTAGCTTTAATCTTAGGTTGACCAAATGGATTGTCAGGTAATTCGACCCATGGTTGATTGATGATGATAAGTGTATTTTCAAAGTCATTATCTGATTTTCTTGAACCTGATATTCTTTGATTGATACCCATACCAATCTTGTCTGATAAGACTGAAGCATTGTGTTGTTTACCACCTTTTCCTTCGAATGTCATCTTACAAGGTACCGAACCTACTGAGTCCCAAATGAAACACAAACTATAATTCAATTCGCCATTTTCTTGTGCGTCTAACAGTTGGTTGATGTAGTCTGTGATTTGTTCTATGTAGCTAAAGTTGTTGTTGAATAGGAAAAAACCATCCCAATCCATTTCACCTGTATCTGTATCTACTACCTCTTCACACTGAAATCCCATAAGTTTCGCGTGATCAAAACTCCATTTCTGTTCGGTGATAATGAACACGGGTAAAATCTCTTTTTTCTGAGAATCGACCGCCGCTTTGATTGCCGCTGTAGTTTTACCAGTATCTGAGTGACCCAAGAACATATTGATATGTCCGATCGCAGGACCAGGAAGTCCAACCGCATCCAAGAAATCCCCACCTAAATCCAAAAACCTTTGAGGTTTATATTTTGCAGAAGTCGAAAACTTTTTCTTCAGATTACCAAAATCGTTTTTCTTAATTGCCATAGTATAAAAATGAAGGGCGGCTTTTGACCGCCCTTGTTGTTAAAAATTAGAATGGTAAGTCACCATCTGGTTCATCTTCTGATTGTGTATCGATGAATGAAGTTTTGCTACCACCCATAGATGTTGTAGATTCTTCATTGTTACCATAAACATATCCACCCTTTTCAGAGTCCCAACGAGGTACTTCACCACGTGCAATTGCTTCAAGGTACTCCACAGGTTTTTTAGAATACACATCTTGCCAAGTCAACTCATCAGATACCCACTGTTTCATAACATCTTTGTCCTCGTGTACAGGACTTGGGTCATCATACATGATTGTAGATACAGTCGTATACTCTTTACCTTTTGGTGTTTTTGATTTTGTTAACTCGATAATAAGATCACGTCCTTTATCACCATCGGTGATGTCTCCTTTGTTTCTCCAAATGGGGATAATTTTGTCAAGAATACCTTCGTTCTTGTAATTGTGTTTGAATCTCCAGAACTTTGGTCCCTCTTGCTCTTTATCACGATCAATTACTTTAACGATATAGAACTTACGAGATCTATATTGTTTTGCAAGATCTTTATCAGACTCCTTACCTGTAGAGATAAGTTCTTCATAAACTTCGTTCAAAGGTGAACGTTCGTTGTCATTTTTTCCTGGATCGTAGAACTTTTGCCACTTTCCACCCACTTGGATTTCGTGATACCACGCTTCTTTGAAAGGTGATGATCCGTCAGGTGTGGGGAGAATTCTGATTTTTCTCTGACCTGAACTTTCTTTTTCTTCAAGAATGAGAGCGAAGTATTTCTTCATTCTTTCTTCTTGTGACATTTTTGATTGGCCTCCGCCCGATGATTGTTTGTTTTTTTCATACTGTGCCAATACGGCGTCTAATGCATTCATGATTACTCTGTTTTAAAATGTTGATTAATGTAAATAAAATATAATCAAAGATTACCTATTCGTCAAATAAAAAAAGGGATCAGTTTCCTGATCCCCTTTTTCGTATTTTAATTTAATAACCGAAATCTTTGACGTTGTTTGGTTTGGGTTGAAAGGTGTCTTTAATTTCTGATGGATTAATATCTGTAACATCATCAGGAGTAAGAACATAGTCTCTTTTACCTGTCAATTCCATTTCTTGTTCTTTTTCATCGAAAAACTGAGATAGTTTCTGATTGAATGGATAAGAATCGTAACTTCTCAATTCAAGTTTTTCTTCAGGAGTTTTGGTTCTGTATTTTTCAATTTTATTTTCGATTGAGTTCAATCTTGACATGATACTGTCCATTTCGGAAAGTTTCGTTTCAAGAGTGCTAAGTTGTTTGAAAAGATTGTCAAAATAGTCGTCTTGTTTAGATTCTATTTTTTTCTGTGAATCAACCAACTGTGTGACATCCAACTCTTCAGTATCACCCATTGCACCTTCTTCACTTTTCCCTGCATTGTCTATTTTCTCAACGTCGGGATCATTCTCAACATCTATTTTTTCAGGTGTTGGTGGCGCCGCGGGTGCTGCCGCAATATCTGTTGGAGCAGCTGCCGGATCAGCCGGTGGAGCTTCAGCTGGCGGTGCCGCAGCAACGTCTTGCTCCATAATATATTGATTCATATTTTTGAATCTATTAATCTCCGCAATAATTTTTTTATCTAGTCCCATTTTTTTAACCATTTAAAAGTTGTTTTACACCATTACGTGTTTCAACTCGAACTTTTTTATTTACTGTCATAGTATTGTCCACTCTTTCGATAAGTCCATCTTTCATACGAACTGTGTAACAGTCACCAGTATCTAAATCACAAACTTGTTTTGTACCGTCACCATTATCCATTTCAGAATATCTAGTAGACTTACCCAAGTAGTTGTCTAAGGCTTCTTTGATGTTCATACTTTTTTTCTTTATAAATATACTGATTTTATGAAACTTGTCCCTGAAGAATATATGATCCTTCATTCTGAGTTCGAGTCGTATCTTGTTGTCCACTTGGTAGGATTGGTTGTGCCAAAGCTTTGAGTGTTAAAGAATACGATCCAAGACCACATCCGTCCAATAAATAAGGGATGTCAAAAACAATACTTTGTCCATCAGATGCAACAGTGCCATCGGTAGTTTCACCTTCAGTACCCTCACACCTAATGTCACTACTTCCTGTGAATATTTTCCAATTTCCTACGTTTGGTTTTATTCTGAAAGTGACTGTCAAAGGTTTGGCAGTCAATCCGTCTTTGAAAACTGAAATATCATAAATGTTTTCTTTTGGTGGAGGTGCCGTATTTGGTAAACAATCTTTTCCATTAATTTTAATGTTTCTACCACCATTTGGATAACAAATGGCACATGGATTTGCATTTATCTCATTATATTTTTGTTCAGATGCAATAAATCCTCGTAATAAATTTACAGGTAGACAATCGTAATTCATCACTCGATATATTTTAGAGTATTTGTATTCGGGGTACTCGCGGATCTGAACAGTAAACCCTAAGGATTGATTTCGTTTGTCGGCTAACAAAGTACAAATTGAGGTGTAATCCTTATTGGTCGTAAAACTGAAACCGTTTTTTTGACCATTCGCATTTGGAGTCAGTGTAGTTTCACCGATAAGTGTTTCTCCACCTGATCCTGATGTTGATACTATGAAAATTTTAATATTGTAAACTTTGGAAAGAGGGTTGGATCCTATGTTTCCGTCGATTTTCAGATTACCTCCCGATATTGTACTTACGTTCAATGTATAAGACGATGGTGAAGCAGTACTGAATATACTTCTATCATCAGCATTTGTTGTAACATTTGGATTAACAGGTTGTCCTGTTTGTGGGTTATTCGTAGCTGACGTTGGAGCCACAAGTTGGAATCCAGCTTTACCGAGTACCGTCTCCATTATAGGTAATGATTTTTCAATTTTTTCTCTAATTGCTGGCCCTTGATTCTTTTTGAAGTTATCCTCTTTGATATTTTGTATCTTTGACCAAACTGATATGTATAAATTGAATAGAGCGTCTGCTGTTGGTAAAAAGGATGTTCCACTTTTGGTAGATAGTGCTTGATTCTTGATTATTTCTTCAAACTTAGCTCCCATCAATTGAATATATTTTTCCACATTTTCAAAACGTGCAAATGGTTTGGAATCTGATCCTTTATCAGTGCCTATTTTCACACAACAAAACTCCTTGAGGAAGAGATCTGAGGTTGTCCAATCATATAACAAATCAATGTTACCATAGTTATTCCCGAAAGATTCGAAGTTAGTTCCATCTGCATTGGAAGATGAAACAAAACTGAAGGCAAAAACAGCGGCACCGTATTGTGTCTTTAATTTTTCTGTGTCCATTTTAGCTGGTACTTTCGATTTCAATTTGTTAGCGAACTCTTGTACAGATATCTTAGAGGCATTGGCATTTACAGCTGTGTATCCTTTTTTGTATTTTTCAATCTTACCATTTGCCACAGTGTTTTGACAACTGTTTGTTGCGTCATTAGTCTTTTTACTTGTTTGGTCTGTCTTACCATCAGATGTGGTTTCTGTTGTATTATTCAAACTTGTTTGAACTAATTTTTGCACTAAGTTTTTATTCAAACTTATCAGGTAGTTGTTCGGTCTTTCACTTGAAAACACTCTCTGTCTTGTACCTTTGAAGGTTGTTTCGAAGAAACCAGGTGTTATTGTATGATTGACTGAAGTAATCATGTAAGCACCATTGAACATTGGCACGTGATTCAGACAAAAGTACATCGTAGGTTGGATAAGAGCATTTCCGAATCCGACAACAGTGCAACTATAGCTTCTTTCATTATAGATGTTCAATAATGAAACATTTGAGGATACTACGTCACTTCCTGAAGCTTGGTTGGCTAATTGGTTAATCGCAGCCAAACTTTCTGTTGTTGCTAAACCAACAGTCTGATCTATTGAAAATGAATTGAATACGTTTTGATTTCTCAGTCCAATATCAACTACAAATCCAACACATCTATTGGATAGAGCCCAATCGGTTTTGTCCGTTTGATTTGTCAAAAGGGGGTTTTCTGTGAGACTATTACAAGCAAACCCATCGTTTTTATATCTGAAATCTTTGTTCCTACCTAAGTCAGGATAATTTGAAGGTTTTTCAGTATAGAAGCAAACCAACTTAGGTTGTGAGTTTCTGTAATCAACACTCAAAAACGTACCCCAAAGATTATTTGCAAAGTCTACAGAACTTTCAATTCTTGGTGGTGTGTCGCTCCCGTCGGGAGTTTGAATATTATAGAAGTTAACATAGGACGGTAAAGGCATGACGGTGAAGTGATTCTCTATCAATGTTCCTGCAATGATTGTGTATACAGATGCATCAACACCATGATTCTTCAATCTAGTTTTCAAAGAGAATACATCAATTAAAATACTATTTCCAACATTTCTCGATGCTCTGTCAACAAATAAGAAATCTTGTAACAAAGTTTCTTCGTTGTAAGCATTACCCGCAATCCATTTATCATTGACAGCTTTCAAGTTCTCGTAAACTTGTGTTTTCACAAATTCCCCTTGGATGGAACTTTTGATAGTGTTCTCAATAGGGTCACTTATGGTTGGTAGATTTTTTCTTAGTTCCACAAAAAGATTATCAAATACATTTTTTTGATATTCAATCATCGATTCCGAATACGCGAACACTAAGTTTTTAAAACTATCACCATCCAAAGATTTTTTTTTGAGTTTTTGGGTGGCAAAAATTCGTATCAGAGGAGCACAGATTTTTACATTCTCAGCCGTAAACTCGATATTATTATCAACAAAAAAATCTGTTATGTATGATCCATTATTTGTCGGTAATAGACCACTAATTGTTGTAGGTCCAAGTTGTAATCTCAATTCCCTCCAAGCATCGCGGTGTGAAGTAAGTGAGGTTTGAAGTGTGGTTGTCCCGCCGTTTGTTGGTAAACTTCCCTGAACATATGGTTTGAATACAAATGGATCTACTAATTTAAAATCTGCCGTGAATTGACCTGTGTTCCCAAATAGGGTAAATGGTTGACTTTCAACAAAGGTATATCCTGTTTCGTAATTTGGATTGAAACTATCGAAAAGTTTCCTATTGTAAAGTGATGGATTACCAAATTTCATGACTATATTGTACTCCAAGAAATTTGATATGATATTAGTGATATTATCAAACTGTTTGGAAACGGCCTTACTCAAATAAATTTCTGTGTTCTGACCTATTGAAGGAGCATCAATCTCACAAAATTCTCTCATCATCAATTGGAAATTCTTGAGGTATCTGTCTGGATCTGTTGTATCAAGGTTAAGAGTTATTTTAGGTTGTCCTGGACCTACAGTTTCGTTTGTGTCATATACCGACTTAGAAAAATTTAAAAATTTCAATTCCATCATCTCCAATTGTGACTTATCAAAAACTGCAAATATTTCCTCTATATTAGAGTATTTGAACCCTAAACTCATAGGACTAACTTCGCCATTACTGAAAACATACGTCATGTATTCAGAGGGAGATGGTTTGGTATTTCTGTCCACATCAAAATATCCGTAATTTGGTAACCCCCAAAACATTCTAACAGTCCCATTATAAATGGAGTTATTACTCAGAATATTTTTGACAGCAATATTTCTACCTTGTGTTGAGTTTTGATCAAATATTGAAGAGGGTACTTGGTTGTAAAGTGAACCAAAAGATGGTATGGTATAGTAAGAACCTGTAGAGGTATTTTTCATTGTAACAGTTAATGGTTTCATTTTGAAAAAATAACTCGGGTTTCCACCAGACGTGAATGGAACATCTACGTTGGACTCCACTATGTTCCCGACTTTCAAAGTTGAATCTATGTATAATTGAATCTCGGTGTCAGAATAAGTTTCGAAACATGGAACCCCATTGAAGAAGATACTCATATCATTTATTAATCTCGGATAAAAGCCAGATTGTATTGTCTGACTTGTGAAACTTAGTTGTAACGCTGGCGGTGGTGGACTAGGATTAAAATAATATCCCTGTAAGTAAACTTTGGTTGGGACTCCTTGTTCAAACGACAAATCATATATCTTGTCTATATTACCGGTCTTCGGATCAAAGTTATTGAGATAATCAAAATTTTTCCAACAAGTGTCTAATATATCAACTCCTTCTACAATAAATTTTTTATACCTGTGATAAACAGAACCAAGTTTCAAAATCCAAGCATATGGTAATTTATGAACACCACCGAATCTTTTGATTGAAGCGGCTATGTAATCCAACGATTCAACTTGTCCTTTCGTTTTGTATGTCCCCCTCAAAGTGGAAAGTGGTAAAGAATTCAAAAAAAGATATGAAGCTTGTACGAATGGATATTCTTTCTTGGCAACCCAATCTTTGACACCGTTTTGTAAAGCGTTTACAAAAAATGGGGTATTCATTATAGAAGATGTCTGTATTTGTGCATTTGGGCCAGAAAAACCTTCAATATATCCCTCTGTTGAAATGAAATCGGAGGGTTTGTCTCTGAGTCTATAAAAATCGTTGAAGTTATTCTGTGGAACAACAGGTTGGTTTCTGTTCATGTATGAGAAACTAGTGACAGGTCTGATTGATGTTTTTGAAGTCTCGGGTGTAAAATTTGTTATGACTTTTTTTTCTGAGTTAACAAAAAGTGTTTTTTGTGTTTTGTAAAAAAGTCCGCCCATAGCCTTCGGACTTGTCTCTACGTTTGCTTCTAACCATTTTTGATCGGTAAAGGGGTATGTGTCACAGAAATCATCTGAAACGTTTGCTTGTATCAAATCGTTGAAATTCTTCTGATCTTCAGGTGGTAAATTTCTGTTGTTGGAAGGGCTCGTTGAATCTATTGTAGATTGATCATATATCTCGAAGGAATTGTCCACCTCCGTTTGTATGTAGGCTGTTGCAAAATAGTCTCGAATCAATTTTTGTATAGATGGACCAGTACCGTTATTTGACACGTGTGAAAGGACCCCAAGATAGTTAGTGAATGTGAAAGCGTAGTTTTTTAACTTTTGTATCAAAAATGGTGCGGAGATACCAAGAGCTTGAACAATATTATCTGATTCGTTTCTCCCGATTGTCTGATAGATTTCTTTTGTGCTTCCGCCCCTTTGAAATCTGTTGTAATGAGAGTTGAGATAGGTTCGTTCCCAAATCTCAAATAAGAACTTAACTTCTTCCCTTGTGAAATATGGTTCATTTGTTTGTGGGAATTCTATACCATTTAGTGTTAGTCTATTTATAACTTCCTCTTCGTTCTCTTTTTCTGTGGTATCTTGTACCTGTGGTCCCTTTTCAGTTATGGCCTTTATAAATTCCTCGACAAATTGTATTTCGGGCCACTTCCTATAATTAAATCCTTGTGTCAAATCTACGACAGCTGGATCACCAGGATATTTGATCACAAATCTTTCAGTCTCTTTATCATCTTGCATAAAAAATTGTGGCCAAGGATATATTGGATCTGTATCATCACCGTTTGTTTTCTTAACGTTTTCTTTCATATCCGAGGATGGATACCTCAAAATAGCGTTTCTTCGGTCAGGGTCTTCTCGAACATCCCAAGCCTTCTTATGCACGTCGTCCAACAACCTGATATAGGCTTCGGTCGAAGCCATAATGACTGTGATAATATTTTTTATTGAAGGTCTGAAACCTATACCCGTCTTTTTATTTTCGAACTTTGCGGCAATTGCTGCGGTTATTTTCTCTTCTTCTTGTTGTGATTTTGAGTTTAGAGTTTGTAACAGTTTTGTAATTAATCCACTAAATTTAGTTTGTCCCTCAAAAGTGTAAAAAGTTATTGTTGGGTTTTTATCTGGATCTTGAAGTTGAACGAAGTTCGGAATTAATTCTGTTGTTACTTTAGCTGTGAAATCTTCTAATTCTTTTGGATTCGGTTTTCTCGTTGTCTTGTTTCTAATTTTCCAAGTTCCTTCAAAATCAATTCCATTCAGGTCAGTTTGAACCACGCAATTATCAAATGTTATGACTGGACTATCTATTTTCAAATCTTGATTACTACCTCCACCGTCTTTACCAAAAACCGGGTTACCATTTAATCTTTCATTATACTTGTTGATAATTGCTACCAGAGCAGCATCTGCTCCTTGTGAGGTGCTCGCACCTGTAGCGGTTGATCCATCTTTCACTTCCTTTTTTAATGGATAACCAACAAATCCGGCTTTCTTTACAACAATAGCTCTTGTTTCATCACAGTAAGTCTTGAACCATGATTTGGTGTTAGAAAAAACATCCCTTTCATAATCTACTAAGGCTTGTCTGAAGTTTACACTTTCAGTCAGTGGTAGTACATCGGCTTTGTTGAAATTATTTTGGACGTTCTTCTCAAACATTTCTAATCTGTTGAGAAGCTCATCCAATGCAAGTTCTGGAAAATCCAATGGTATTAATTTTTTTTCTTTGTAGTCGCGGTAGACCTCCTGAATTTTTGCCATACCCCCCTCTTGGAGTTGGGTAATCGGTTGGGATTTTGTAGTAGAAGAAAGTTGTCTACTGACCGTGTATGTACTTGCATACATGTGTGATACTGAAAGGGCTGCCTGTATTGGTATTTCATTTAATATGTTGTACTTATACCCGTAAAATTGCAGGGTTACTTGGTAGTTTCCTGAGTAACTATTGAATCTAGCAGTAAAACTTATCAAGTTTAATTGATGTCTAACAGCTTGTCCGTAGAATCCTTTCAGTGTTAAATAAAATGGTGGATAAGGTAGATGAAAGAAAGCTGCATAGGGTGATAAATCCCCCTTTTCGAATAGAGCTCTACCTTGTACATCCTCCAATTCTATCGTTACTTGAGGAACAAAAGATGTATCGATCTTAACGTTGATTGAGGTTATCCCAAGAAGACCTGTTGATAAAGTGGATTGTTTTCCGTCACCAGCTTGAAGGTTCGATTGGGGTTTTTGTTTTGTACTTTCTACTTGAGACGCTGAAGTCTTATTAGTTGTTCCTTTATTGAATACCCCAAGACCTGTAATTTCATTTGTATAGTCATTATTCAAATATTTTTGATTACCAGGTTTTAGAAAATTAATCTCTGCAATCGATATGGTTGATATTTGGTCTTGAACTGTAGCGCCGACAGCCAATTTAGTCCTTGGTAGTAATTTAGTTTCCAAGTTAGCATACATAACCAAGTTCTCGTGGTCCACGGTCCTTTCAATAATCTTACCATTCTTATCTTGTAGTCGATTTGGATCCACTACAATTAGGTTCTGAACGTCAAAGTCCACATAGATGTTTCCGTCTTGTCCTGTAAAAATTGAATTACCTGCCATAATATAAGAATTGGTTTTCCAATGCGGCTTTATAATCTTGTAATGAAGTTATCAATGGATAAGGTATAACAAGAAAAGCTCCGTCGAATATATTTTGTTCGAGTCCCGCAAATTGCGGATTAGCAATTAGGATCAGCCAATTATAATATGGGGCACCATAATATTCTTCAGATACCTTGTCTAATCTACTTCTATTAACTTTGTAGATATGCACCAAATCACTTGGTTTGTTAGGTAAAGTCACGTATGGAACAACTGTCTGTTGACCATTGATCAAAAACTCTTGATATCTGTTATAGTATTGTCCAGGCATTAGTTGAGTTTTATTTTATCGTTCCAATTGTTGTTACTTGTATTCACGTTTACTTTTTTACCCAAGTTTTGAATCGAAGTTTTTTCAGCGTCCGATGGACTTGCAACTTGTGTGAAAGTAAACTTTCGAGCCTTATCTTTATTGTAAGGAGTGTATTTCATGAAATTTTTTGCGTCTTCTTTTTCGAATTTTTCTATGAATTCTTTTGTCGCTGCGTTTTCTTTTTCATAAATGGGTTTGATTTTGTCCTTCCAATAGTCGTCGAATACTCTTTCTATTTCTTGGTTTCCCTTACCTTTAAGTTCTTGTTTATTAACAACGTCATTCAAAATTTTACTTTTGAAATTCTGATACTCCTTATCATTAACGATAACGCTATTTAATATCAAGTAACCAATTTTATTAGTCTTATCCCCACCTTCCCAAAACTCACCAGACCCAACTGGATTTTTAGGGTTTGTCAACGGTGTGAAAACATTTTTATCTAAGGCTTCTTGGCTATTCAAACCATCTTTGACCAAATTACCAACTATCTTACCTGATGATGTTGTATAGGTTAACTGTTTGATCATCAGATCATAAAAAGCTTTCATGTCCGTTGCGACTTTGGTTACGTCCTGATCCATTTCAACTAGCGTAGTGGATGGAACTGGTTGACTACTTGAATCAATATCGGTGGTACCAGCACATTGATATACCTTAATTGTTCCATTTTTCAGAGCATATCCGTCGTATAAAAAGTTATTACTTGATTGGAAAAGAACGTTTAATCTATTCATAACAGCAGTCCAATTAAGTTCTTGTTGAACAATTTGTTGTAATATATTTGTTATTGGAGTATAATAACCACTTCTTTTTCCCTCTATGTACGCTTTGAAATTTTGTTTGATAACTCTTATGAGTTTGTCCGAAAAATTGAATTGTCTTTTCTTCAAATAATCTATGAACTGATTACTAGAGTTATTTATACCTTTTGTATATTCATCAAAGAATACGTCAATTCTTTTTTCTATGTTTTGAGATTTTCCAAAGAAGTTGGAATTTGTAGTATTATTATTTGCCTTTATCTCACCTTCCATGTAATATCTATAATACCCCCACTGCTGCATCATAGCCCCATTATATTGATCTACAACCTCTTTGGATTTGTTCACAATCAAATTGAAATAATTTTGAGTGGAACTCAGAAGTGCATTCATAATCTCTTTGTAATTGATGTCCCCTACCTCCAATTGTAAGTCATTAATAGTTCTTCTTGTTATTACTCCAATGGTTTCGTTATTACCCTTACCTGCAAATGCGGCACTTGAATCCAACAAATTATTCAACGTGTTATTTTGTTGAATTGATTTCATGAACTCCGCATCCAAAGCTTGCGCACTTTCTATGTCTGTAGCATCAGCTCTTTCGTCATAAATTTCAGTGTTAGCATAGTAGTTGAATGTCAGAGCGTTTTGAAGTTTGTCCACTGGTTCTTTCAGTCCGGCACCACCAAGAAGATTGAAGTTCATTGATACACTTGCTAACATAGGTTGTACACCTATACCTTCAGGATTTGTATCTAACATCAAAGGTTCGTATGTTATACTGAGTGAGGTTGGTGCAATTTTTGTGTTGAAAAAATCTCCAATCCTAAGAATTAATATTGGTGGTGCACCAAAGGCTGTATTTATTGCTTGGTCGTATGTCACAGTTGTTTGACCATTAACGTCTTTCACTGTAGGGATTGACTCACCCGGTCTCATACATTGTTGTAAGAAAGTAAGTCTTGTGTTTAGCCCTTCGGGTGTCATAGAGTGGAAAGTTGGATCGAAAAATTGTAATTTGTCTTTTAAGTTATCGAACACCATAGGTGTCTCTTCTTTTATAACTTCAAAATAATCACACTCAGTCAAAAACTTTCTCAGTATCCTCTTGGTAATACCATCTCTCAAAACTTCTCTTGTTGTCTCTGTAAGACCTTGTATGTTGGTTTGATTTGTACCCTGTATCACCTTGGGAACTTGTGCGGGTGGTGTATCGGCAGTAGTCTGAGTTGTCGCAATGTTTTGTGGTGCCGGTGCATCTTGTTTCTTATCTCCCACGACCACACTTTTCAAAATTGCTCTCCTACAGGCCATTGCATTGAACGTATAAATGTCATTTTTACCCACGTCAGCTCCATCCGAACACTGTATAATTTCACTGTTCAATTCCTTGACCTGAGTTGAACCTGCGTTAGCCGCTGTTCTCGCATTTGTTGAAGAACCTGGAACAGTTGTGGTACCGACTTCTCCGACAGTTGTCGGTTTAAAAAAGAGTTGGTTACCGATATACTCACTCAAATCAGTTCCTTTGTAGTACTCAATCAAAGAATTAGCCCTTCTCAATCCCAAACTTGTGTTGTAGTTTTCCGAAGCAGGGGCTGAGGCACCACCTTCAATTTCTATGGTGACTGTGTACCCTTCGTCTAATGCGGATTTCAGATTTTTATAAAAATCCGATTGATTATTCAATTTAGAAAAACTAGCTATAACTCCAGTGTTGAACATGTTTTTGACCTGTTCCTGAGCTTGTGGTTTGTTAGACTTATTTCCGTTTGGTCCTGTAGCGTTTCTTTGATAGTTCTCCTGAGTTGTATTACTTACATAAGCAGTATACATAGGTCCATATGACCCTACAGATTTTGGTACATCGTTTTCATAATATACACCAAGTCCTTGGAACTCAGATAGGTCAGGCTTTGGATTTACGTTTGTTGTGGGTTGTGTATTTGTCTGATTTGTCGGGGCAGGTAATCCAGTATTCAACTCTGCGTTAGCTTCCAAAATTTCTTCCTTTGTTGTGTCAGGTGCTGACAAAATTCTTTGAATTTCATACAAATCTGATCTACTTATGGTTGCATATTTTTTTGCTAGCTCATACAAGTCGTATTTTGTACATCCCGCCATGAATGAGTTAATTAATCCATCAATTATATTTTTCTTAGTTTGATCTTTGAGGACTTTATTAACAATTATATTCAACACTGATGGGTGATCCACAACAATTTTCCAACTCAAGGTTCCTGCTCTCGATGTAGATTTGTATGTGTATATTGGTTCAGGTCTCCCCAAAAACTCTGTCGTATTCCATCCTGTGTTTACACTTTCGTTGATTGATAATCCATAAGGTGGGAACCACATAACTCTTCCACCATTTGGACCTTTTTCACAATCAGCCAAGTCCTCGAACATTTTTGAAGTCCTCCAAGCTAAGTTTTCTATTGAAAACATATACTTTTTGGCATATGCACCATTTGCATTACCAATAAGGTTTGAAGAATCTTGTCCTCCGTTCCTCCTATTCGGAGCTATATTAAGATTATATGTTTTATCAAGTACAGAATAAGAAAATCTCCTACCCTCAGTTGTAATACCATCAGTTTTTTGTAAATCATTATATTGTAAGAAAGGTGTATCTTTTGTGAAAATCCTACAATATTCGGCACCAACTTCATTACCTATCGGTCCCACGTAAGAAATTACTTTAGAACCTTTGGTCATTTCTTTATATCCGTCATTGAATATTTTACTGACTTGATCTATCGCATTTCCTACATGTTCGAATTTCTTTTTACCACCAGGTTGGCTTTCAACTAGTCTTTGAGTATCCTCCAATATTGATCCTGTCCTGAATCTAAACCTTGTTGAATTCGAGTCGTCATAGGTAGATGGGTCGAAATCTGGATCTTCTCCCATTTCTTTACCACCCGGTCCTACATACTTGCCCGCGTTCCTTCTGTATTTTGGGGAGATCCATGTCATTCCACCTTCAATACCTCCACCATCAACATATGGAACTCCAGCAGGCCCGAGCCCTGGTGATTGACCCACACCCTCATATAGTTGGGCCAATTCTGTTGGACCATAGACCGGTGCTTGTACCGATCTACCAAATCTATCGGTAGGTAAGTCTCCGATTGGGGAAAAGACCATACCAGGGTCTGAAGTTCGTGAACCTACATAATAATCAGAACTGTTTGCCCTTCCACCAACTATTGCACCACCAAGTCTATCGAAAAAATTACGATCATAATCTGGCTTGTATAAATTCATGTCCACATTCCTGAACAGAACGCTTTTCTGTCCAGCACCAGTATTACTCAAGAACTTCTGAGATCCGGAGTCGGCACCTAATAATCGTGCAAAAAACTTGCCAACTCCACTCTGTCTAACGAAATCAAAGGCGGACTCAATTTGTCCAATTGTTGTTGGAGTGCCCAATCTGATTTCAGTATCAAAATATGAGCCGGGTATTGGAGAGAATGGTGCGTAAGTTCCTGATAATCTAACCGCCAAGTCCACAGCTGCGACAACAGGGTTTGCAGCTACAGTGATTTGATAATTTGGTTCAATTAATGGTATTCTGTTAGTCAACACACCAAATAGATTACTTCCACTAGCAGCACCTGCAATGTTTGCTCTTGCCGCAGTTCTCTGATAAATTTCAGTGGCAATTCTTTCTTCGAAAAGTTTTTTGAGTTGAACTGCGCCAATTTTAGCTATGAATGAATCTGAGCTCAACAAACCATTAGAACCCAATGGGTCTCTGTTGAATAAGATATCTACTGGTTCGTAGAAAGATGAATTAAAGTTCGGGTACGGTTCAAAGTCTGACTGTTGTATTACAGTTTCTGTTGAGTATTCAAATGGTGTGTCGGGTGAGTATACGTTAAGTCGAGCCATACGGTCGTTGAAAACGAATAACCCGTATCCTGTAGGGTCTGGTTGAGCATCAACAACTGCTTGGTCAGTCAATACTGTTGGATATGCAATCTGATTTGGGTCGACGTATGGTCCACCTTTGTATGATTGAAGATTCCTTGTTAAGAGTCTTTTCCTGAAATTTTCAGTGCTCCCGTAGTCTAATGGACTAACCATTCAGTTATTTTCCTATAAATAGGTTATATGGAATTTTTTTATTTAGTTTTGTCCTTGATAGACTGTCCTGTTTCATCTTTCATGTTCGCAAGTATTTGATATAGTTTTTGTGAACCTTCTTGTGAATCAACCCATTGTTGTAATATTCTCACTACATTCGGATCTGTCTTACCGTCAGATGTAAAATCAAAAGTTATTTTCCCATCGTGTGTAATTTTCTTGGTCTCCGTCACTGTAGTCTGTTGAGTTCTCTGTACTTGTGAAGCTGTTCTCGAGGTTTCTGCATACCTTTGAACAGCTGAAGTTGCTCGTTGAGCGCTAGGCATCCTTTCCATTCTAGTGTTAATACCACTTTCCAATTTCTGTCTTGTCTCTGATCTAGGATCTAAGTATTTTGCAATTTCCCTACCTACTGATGTACTATCTCCTTTGAATTGATCGTAGATAGAACTCATCATTTGTTTCGGTAGGTCTGAAAGTTCTTTCATCAGGTCTTGGGTTACATTTACCCCGCTTGATTGTAATTTTTTTATGATGTCTCCACTAACCTCATCAAAGGATTTTTTACCCTCTAAAACAGGTAACATCATTTTACCCAATTCGTCAATTGATTTGTTTAACCCGCTTGTAATGTTTTTTTGATCAGGAGCGGCTCTTTTCAATGCATCAGTAACACCCAAACCTAACTTCCTTGTGAGCTCAGGTAATTCAGAAAGTGCTCTTGTTCCAGTCACACCATAAACTATTCTATTTCTAATCTCTGCAATATCTGCGGCTTGAGCTTTTCCTGTGTCAAGTTGTGCTTTTGCAATATCTTCCATTGTCACAGGTTCTTTTTTATTCATCTCAACAGCTTGTTTCAGTTGTTCTGCACTGAGATCTCTTATATTTTGAAAAACAGCTTCACCTTTTTCATCTTGTCCGACTTTAATTTGATATTCTCCTCCATCACTCATTTGTGCAATACTGGCGATATACATCTTGTCTTCTTCACTTAGATTTCCAGCAAAACTTAATTCACTCATTACTTTGTTGGCGTTTGCCGCACCTAAAGCCATCTTACTGAACTCTCTATAAGACATACCAGCAGCTTGTGCTAATTCATGCATTTGTCTTATTCCCCCTGGATCTATCTTGAAAGTTTTCGTTTTGTCGTCAAAATATGTGAATCTTTGAGCAACATCTGCAATGGATTGTTGTAGTCCCTCTGGGTCATTGATAGATGCGTTCATCAAGGCGAATGGATCTGCTAACATTCCTGTTGTGACTCCCAATCTTTGAAATGCCGCTGCTGTTTCTATAGCCCCCTCAGGATTCATAACTTTATCTGCAAACTCTCCTATCCTACGCATGTCAGACCTCAAAAGTGCAGATTGTACTGCCATTTTACTTAAACCTTGAACCCCATTCTCGAAATTGAATCTGTTCATCATTTCCATATTCTCAAGAACATTACCCATAATTTGTGAGGTGTTCATCCCGACAGATTTCACATAGTCTACAGCACCTTTCATATTCTCTTGAACTCGACCAAAACTTACACCTACGTCAGTCATTTTTTCAACAACTGTTTCAACATCTTGGCCTATAACTTTAGATGTAACAAATAGTTCCTTTACTGAATCAGCTGAGGCAACAACGTTTTTTTGTAGTGCTCTTGAAACGTCAATCATTACTTGAGCAGCATCCGCAGCACTACCCCCAAATTCTGTAATTTTTGGAGCAGCAATTGAGATTTCCCTAACTATTTCACCAACTCTTTCTCTTACACCACCAAATACTTTGTTAACAGTACCCGCATATGTGTTAAGGGCAACAGTGGCACTTGCAATTCCTCTCAAATACCCATCTATGTCGAATAGTTTTTTACCTTCTTCTATTGGTGAATCCGAAATATTTTCATTGTTGGGATCAGAAGGACTTATTCTTTCGTTAAACTGCATAGAGTGTTTTCATATAAATAGATTATCAGAGTTTTTTCAATTAATCTTTCTTGTTATCTTCGATCCATTTTTCCAGCAAGTACTTCCTCACGAACACTGGCATGTTCAAAAAGTCTTGCCACCCCACCTTAAATAGGGTGCTCAAATAATAGAATTCGTCCGTCTGTATTTTTCTATAATCAGGAGAAGAAAGGCCGAAAAAATTCAACCCCGAAGCCAATATAAACTGTTAGCTTGTCTCCTGATGGGGTTGTTACGATCTTTTCCATGTTTAATCTTGGTTCATTTTCTTCCAAGAATCTTTTTATATGTTTCGAATCCGCAATTAACATTTCGTTCACAAACTTGCTTATTGCTTGTCTATCCCTTGAACCTTCCAGTTCGACAATTTGTTTTTCTAACCTCCACGTTACTTTTGGAGCAGGCCTTCCTTTCGGATATTTGTCAACCATACCTTGTATTTCATTCGTTTCACCAAGTGTTAGTGGTTTAATTTTCACAACACTTGTGGACATCGGAAGTTTGGTTTCATACAAACCCTCCTCATTGGGATCAGTACCTTTTTTTATACTGAGTTCATCCAATAAGACTATTGTCTCAAATGGTTTACCTGTCTTAGGGTCGTTAACCGTCATTGTAATTTCAGGACCAAAGGCTGTGTTTCTCAAAAAGATAAGAATTGCTTCAATGTCTGATTCCAACATGTCTTCAGGTTTCAAATCAGGCTCATATAATTTGGCTCTGATTAAGTTCATAGATATGTTGTCCCCACCCCCCATCAAGATGTTCTCATCATTTGCTGTGAGGTATCCTACTTTAACCGAAGATTTTTTGTTTTTATAAAAAATACCCCCTGATGGTAGGGGTACCACATCGTGAGGTAATGAAAAATTTTGTTGTCCGTATTGCATTGTTTGACTATCCATAATAAAAAACCGTGGAGTTTTGTCTCCACGGTTAAATATAATATGACTTTATTTTTTTTAAAGATTAGTAAATAAGTACACATCTATCAGGTCTAAGCGTAGCCGTAATATTTGCTAAAGCGTCTTGAGAATATGATAGAGCGTTGAAGTTAACATCCGTCAAGAATGTTCCGTATAAAATCCATTTTTCGACCACGACACCCGTTGGGTCCAACATCTCGAGGTCGATGTCTTTTTTGTAACCCGCAGCATATCCCATACGGCCTGTTACAGATTCAGCGTGTAAACGAACCCACTCCATAAGAGCCTGAGCTGCTGATGGACCAATTGGGTCTCTGAATGTTACGTTAATTGTTTGCCAGTTGAATCTACCTGCAACAAATGTTGATGTGTTGAGGAATTGAATTTCAGTAGCAGCGATTGTGATATGTGGTCTTGATGCAGATTCCACAAACCATTCATTGATACCCAGTGTTGAGGGAAATCTCATAATGAATCGATTCTGACGTTTCGGTTCATAGGGTATCGGCATTTTCATTAGTAAATCAGCCATATTATATTAATTTTTTTTCTTTGTTTATGATTATAAATATATCCTCGTTAATTTTTTTCTATTTACTTGTTGGTCCAAAAAAAATATCTATTATTTCATTCTTTCCTTTTTACCAGTTCCAGTATAATATGTTTTAACAATATTATCTGGATCTTTTTCAAAACTTTGTTGCATTACTTCTACATTCCTCAAATCATCATCAGAAAATCCAATACTAGGTACAAATTTATTTGATACGTCTTTTTTTAAAAACGCTCTTTTATTTAACAAGGCAGCCATCGCTTTGATGTATTTCACGAAGTCTTCCATTGCAGATACCTTCGCTAGTTCAGGATTTGTTGCAGACTTATCATCTCCGAACGATACAGGGTGATATTTGTTAAGCTCTAAATAAGTTTTTATTAATTCATTATCAGACATCTCATCTTCACCTACAAACGATCTGTATTTTTTCAGATTCTTAACTAACTCCTCCTTGCTGATACCATTGAAGTCATTGATAATATAGTTGTAAACAGCTTGTTTGATTGTGTTTGGGTCATGACCACGTGCTGTGATTATCGCAAATATTGAACCGTTGTTGATTGATTCTCTAAAGTCATCGAAGGCGGGTCCCGTCTTTGCTTTCATCGCGTCTACTAAAAATTTTTTGTCGCCTTGTGTTTGAAAGTTTCTGAATGGATTGTCCGCTAAACCTACAATAGTATTACCCTTGTACTTTAGATCGCCCTTACCTATTTTACCTCTGTACTCTGCAAAATCTGAAGTGGACATCCCTACTTCATCACCTTCCTTATTTTTGACTATTATTTCTGTTGGCATATGAACAATATTATCGTCCCAATCGAACGCATAATATTTCATATCTGGACCTTTTTCTGTGAAACCCTCTTTAAATTCTTTTTTCATCCTGAGGCTAAAAAAGGGGGGATGTTGTCCCCCCTGTTATTTTAGATATTTTCAAAAGTCGCTCCCGCTGGAGTAATCAAGAATTCGATATCGATGAATTCGAGAGACTTTGTTGGTTTAAGATAAATTTTACCTGTAAGTGTGTTTCTGTCTAAGTCTTCAGGTGATGAAGAAACTGTCACACGGAAATCGTAAACACCTCTGTCTCTTCTTATGGAGTCCATGATTGGGTTTACTGAATCCAAGAACTGTTGTCTTACAATCTCGTCGTTCTGTTCGAACAACAACCTTACAGCCACCGCAGAAATCAACTTACGAGCTTGAAGTAGAAGTCTTCTTACATTCAATCTATCAAGAGCCGATTCAGCGATTTGGAGGGTTTTGTTACCCCATATTACCGTTCCTACATCTGAGAAAGTTGCAATTGGATTGATTCTACCTTTGTATAAAGTATCTCTATTCTCTTGTGTGAGCTTTAATCTTGCCTTTACAGAATTGACAAGACCTCTTGTGTAACCCGCCGAAGCGTACCATGGGAAAGCAATGTTATCTGTCAAAGCCAAGTTTCTACAAACCTCACCTGTAGGTGGAATGTAAATTTGTGTGTTGTTCACCGTATCTCTTACAAGGATCCACGGGTAATATGTTGCAGTATAGTTTGAATCGATACCAGTTGTTTCTAAGTTATCCACAGCTTCTGTTGGATAAATTACCCCGATATTATCATAAGTCGTTGGTAAGAACATATCATAGTCAGGAGTTGTACAGATGTAGATAGAATCTGCTCTGTCATCTTCTACCATATCAACAGCGTATTCTACTAAGTTACTATTGTTAACATAATCAATACCAGGTGTAACAAACACGTTAATATTCGTAGCTTCAGGGTTTGCAAAAGTTGCAATACCAAGTTGATATGCGTAGTAGTCACTATTACCCCAATCTGATGTAATGTCACCCGCAGCATAATCTCTGAAAGCTCCCCATCCTGTAGCAGTTGGGTATCTCGAAGTCGGACAAGCGCCTTTGAGGTAACCTGTAGCACCTAAGATGTATTCATCTCCATTGGTTCTCGATTCTCTGTAGATATCCCATCCGTCGAAACCTCCTGCGAAGCAGACTGTAAACTTCCTTGAAAAAAGCCTGTAGTAAGGATTTGCAGGATCGGTAGGTTCAATATTGAAACTTGCGTCTCCAACTTCAAAAGCTGTTTGACCACTAGTCATAAATGTGTTTGCGATTGTTACTGCAGTCGCCCCTGAATCCATGTGGAATCCTTTCGTTCTGTAATTGAATGGATTCTCAACGTTTGTATCACAATGGTCAAGTATGTTTTGGAAACCTTTGAATTGGAAGAACGAATCGTCTATACCAATAGTGTTAGAGAATCCTAAGAAGGTCCTTCTAACGTTATCACCAGAACTTGTTACAACATTAGACCCTCCAGCTGTAGTTCCAAAAGGAGGATTAAAAATTACTTGACCAGGGAAATAGTATGCTGTCTTATAGATAGGAATTGGTGATTGAATATCTCCTTGATAATCTCTCATTGTATATCCCTCAAAACCACAAGGTAATGCATCGATAGGAAACTCTTCAGAGAGCTCCAACATTATGTAACCAGAGTTTAGAGGATACTCACCATCAGACGATCCGATTTTTTTAGCTACGAATGAATTGAGCGCAGGATCCATAGTACAGTTCGTGAATTTTTCAAGAACTACAGGATTAGCATCGGTATCAAAGAAATCTCTGACCATAATGTCAAATGTCGAATTGTTGAACGACATATTCATGATAGAAATTTTGATTTGTGTGTTAGCCGCGTCACCATCAGAAATTGAAACAAACTTGAAAAGGTTATAAACTTTGTTACCTCTCAACTCCGAAACAACCCATGGAGTTCTTGGACTTTGATATTGGAATAGATTATTAGCTATTGAAGTTACATCTCCACCACGCGCTTCAGGAAGAGCTGTAAAGTTTGGATTGATACCTCTTATGTAACCGTTATTATAAGACCAGTTTAACATAGTTTGATAAATCTCCTCAACAAATACAGGAACCTCCAACCTTGATTTCGCAAAGTTAGTCACACTTAGAACCTTAGTTATGTACTCTGAGTCAGAAGAGGAGAAAGAAGTTTCGAAAGAGAAACTATCACCCTCATAAGTTTCACCCGTAATTGCAAAAGTAGCGTATGGATTAGTTGTTAAACCAGAATAAGAATTAGCCAAGTTCAGACCCAAATCCGTCGTACCAGAAACTTGATATCTCGGTCCTGCAGTTGTTGCATTGTATAATGAGATACCACGAGACCTCAAAGTTGCCACAACCAAATTATCGTATTCTGTGTAAGAGGTCCCCGAATAATAATATATTGAACCTGACATTACACCTGAGAAAGTATTCCAATTACCAGTAGTACCTGTTTGAATTGCTGAAACGTAATTGAAGAAAGAATATCCTGAATAGAGTGATGATTGACTCGCGGTCGATCCTGTTTTATCGAATGTTGCGTAATACCACTCATCATTACTTTCAGCTGAGAAAGTAATATCAGAATTGTTGAAACTACTAACACCAAGAACGTTTGTCAAAGTCGCAGCTGTAATTGTTGCTAAATCGTCGGTATCAATAGCGCCGTAAACCGAAACCTCACTCGTAGCACCTGTAATTTCAAAGGTAGTTCCTGACGATTCCGCAATACTCAAAATTTGGGTATTGATATCATCTCTGAATGATGATGTCGATCCGTCGAATTGAGTATAGACTGTATCTAAATTATTCCAAAGTATACTTGGCATTGTTAATTGTGTCAAAGTTATTGTTCCACCCGTATTACCAGAAAAGTTAAAATTGAAATCTACTGAAGACCCAGATCTTGCTATCGTTGTAGGGTTAACATTAGCAATTGTAGTGAAAGACCAAGACGGACCCGCATCATAACCAGACAAACCGAGAACTCTAGTTACAAATAATTGGTTCGATTGTTGAAGATATTGCTTAGCGATGTAAGCCGCTTCATATTTAGGTATCTGTGTGTTTGTGAATTTTTCGGGTGAGGTTGGACCGAACAATGCTGTGAATTCATCATAGCTTGTGATGAAAATCGGTTCGAAGGCAGGACCTGTTAAGGTCTCTCCAACGATGCCCAAAGTGGTCACACCAACACTCTGAGCTACGAATGATAGATCAGTTTCACTTGTGTAAACACCAGGGGAAACGAATACTTTTTGATTTGTTGCCATTATTAAAAAGTTCTAATTGAATTTATTTTATGATAAATATTAAATCAAAGACAAAAAACTTTACTTTTGAATATCTATTTCTATAAGTGGGATAATAAATTCTGCCTTTTTTCTCCCTATGAAAACTCACTCAAAATCAAAGAAAGAGATAAAGAACATCAAGATTTCGCCCGAAGCACATAATAAGTTGAAAAACTATTGTGATAAAAGGGGAATCAAAATTTATAAGTTTTTAGAAAATCTAATATTTGAGAAGTGTAAAGAAAAAACCGATTTGTACGGGGAAGATTAAAGTAAGTTAGCAATGAATAACATTGAGCTATCTTTTGTGTTGTCCGATGGTGTAATTTCAAATCTAACAAGATCACCCGAACTTACCTGAATAGTCGGTAAGTTAGCACCCAAATAATATTCATTTAGGAACACATCATAACTGTCAACATTAACTTGGCTATTGAAATTGAAATTTGCAACGTATTTGTAAGTCTCGGTATAAGCTGTCGTACCCGCAGAAAAGTTGAATGTCAAAGGAAATTCGGTTGCGTTTTCGGGATATATTTTTTTTCTCCTACGCCTCTTAGTGTTGTCGGTTTCCAACAATTGAACGGTTCTTGAAATTGCAGGCTTGACCTCAAATTCTTCCTCATCAATGAGGAACCCCATCATTAAGAAATCATAACTTTGTACATAATATTTCCTTTTGTCCAGATCTAAAACAGAATTATCACCAACATTTGTTAAGATAATCGGAACATAATGTCCTTTAATAAAGGTATAGGCTTGTCTCGATGCAAAAGTTTGCATCACAATTTTATTCAACTGATTCAACTCTCTCATTCTATTACAGAAAAACTTCAAGCTGTATGTAATATCAACAGGTACCGGCTGTGGTATTGTGTAGATATCAATTCCTTTTCTCTGACCATCCCAAGTTGGTACAGTCGCAAAGTAGTATTGTCTTCTGTTCGGTATGTTGTAAATGAGGGCAGGATTAGACCCATATTTAACTTCAGGGTTTCTGACTAAAGATATAAATGGAACTTGAACGTTTTTATCCAAGTCCGAAAAATTCCAACTTTCTGTGAACTGAGACCAGTTTTGTGTTGTTATTATGATGTCAATTACAGGAACCACCTTACCAGACGTAACAGTTTGCAAATCATTTTTTACAAAATCCAACATCCCACGATCCAAATCTGCATGGAGAACCGACTTAGGTAAAAAAGTTCCATCTCTTGTGATGTAATCCAAAAGTTGTTCTCTTCTAGCCAATAATTCCTTTTGGGGCTTCAGCTGTAATTTTTTCTTTATTTGTTTTGGGAACGCCATACTAACTTAATAGAAATATCTTAATCGGACCATTTATCATCTCAACATCTTTAGCATTTTGTACAGGCACTGAGGTATTTTTGATTACGAACGTGTCATGTTTGTATGGATTATAAGTTACAGGAATACCATCAGAATCTTCAGGTATATCGAGACATGGATGTTCACACAAATCCAAAAGAGTACCAATCACAAAAGCATGAACGTTTTTAACTTGTTCTTTTCTGACCCTTTCTAAGCCACCTTTCCTAACCCTAAACTCAACGTCCGACAACCTAACATAATCTGCATGAGCAACAACCAATCCACCCCTCTGAATCGAAAAAGTATGTTTGTTTAAATTATAATATACCATAACCCTTCCACCCAAGAGGTTCAACTTCAAAAGTTTTTTTTGTGATTCAGAAATTTGATAAATCATATACCTCTAAATTCATTGTCCGTTACATACGTGGCAAGGATTGTTCTATAAAACGGCTTATAACCTCCGTATGTGTGTTTGTTATCTGAGTTTACCCTCCCATCATCTACAACACTATAATACCTTACTCTCTGCTCTGTTTCGTAATAACCAATATAATCACCAAAATCTATATTAATCTGAAGATCATCTAATGTTTGTTGATAAACAGAAACCTGTAAATTACCAGGTTCTGATTGATTGATTCTTGAAGCACCGATCAATTGATTCGTTGGTGTGAGAATCTTCACCAGTCCTTTAAACTCAACAGGTGGTAAAAATTGTATTCCATCCTCAAGAGCCTCGCCATAAACGTCATCAGACTTTGTTTTGGTTTTATCAACCTTGTATAATACCAAAGTGAAATTCATATCTCCTTCCAACCACTCTTCACCCATTCCGATATCCAACGCAAAATCTTCACCCCCGAAAAACTTACCTAATCGTGTTATTGGTACCTGTTTGTCCATATGTTGATAAATACATCGTAAACAATTATATTTGACACAAAGTGTACTTAGCAACGTGATGCTAACATCTAGAAAAATCTATATTGACAAAAGTCCAATGGACATGGTGAAAGATATCAAGGTAAAAAAAGATGAGTGAGATTACTATTGAATCCAAGGCGTTATCTATATTGGAAACTTACGAAGGATCCAATAACTATATCCAAGAATTGAAACGCAAATTTATTCTGAACAAAAAATTTTATCCCACAAGGAGTCAGTCGGAATATATTATCGGTAACCACGACAAACAACCTAAAGTTGCAAAAAAATGGGCGGTTCTTGACTCTTATTTTGCCCAAAAATTGGCTAACGACAAACTTTATACTCAAATACCTGAAAAGGTTTGGGTTGAGAAATTATTAACAGAAAGGGATAAGGCTTACCATATTTGGGGTAGAGTTTTTGAAACTGAACAACTACACGATTTCTGGTTACCGAAAGCCGCTCTGATAAAAGATCATACAGTTAAAAATGTAAACATAGATTATGAAAAATATTCAAACAGACCACCTCTTAATCATCAAAAAGAAGCTATACAAAAGTTGGTTGAAAACAAACGTTATGTTTTGGCGGATGATATGGGTCTTGGCAAGACTACGTCTACCATTATAGCTGCACTTGAATCCAACGCAAAAAAAGTTCTTATAATTTGTCCAGCTTCACTCAAAATTAATTGGCAGAGGGAAATAGAAAATTATACAAAAAAACAGGTATACATTGCGGAGGGTAAAAACTTTAGTGAAGAACACGATTTTGTAATCATAAATTATGATATCATAAAAAATTTCCATGATCCAAAAAAGAAAGATGATTCACAAATTCTTAGAGCCGGTTTTGATTTGGTGGTTATTGACGAAGCACACTATATTAAAAATCCTCAAGCACAACGAACAAAGTTAATCAATGACTTCGTAAAAAAAGTAGATCGCCTTTGGTTATTGACTGGTACTCCAATGACTTCGAGACCCATAGATTATTATAATCTCTTGAATTTAGTTGACTCACCCGTTGCCAAAAATTGGATGGCATTTGTTATCCGATATTGTGAAGGGTATCAGTTCAAAGTTGGTGCTAGAAAAGTTTGGAACGTAATGGGTGCGTCCAACCTCGAGGAACTAAGAGACAGGACCTCAAACTTAGTTTTAAGAAGATTGAAAGAAGACGTGTTAGATTTACCCGAAAAAATTATTACGCCTGTATACCTCAGGTTAAAGTCAAAAAAATATGAAGAGGTTATGGGTGATTATTATAATTGGTATGAAAAAAACACCGATGAGAGCAAATCATTAACAGTTCAATTTACCAAACTAACCGTGGTACGTCAAGTAATTGCAGATGAGAAAACATTACATACAATTGAACTAGCCGAGAACATAATCGAGCAAGGAAAAAAAGTTATCATATTTTGTAACTTTACACACTCTTTAGAAAAAATAATCGAACATTTTGGAAAAACCGCAGTAAGACTTGACGGATCGATGTCAAAACCTGACAGACAATTAAGCGTAGATAAATTTCAGGAAGATCCAAAAGTTATGGTATTCGTTGGTAATATAAAAGCCGCTGGTGTTGGTATAACCCTTACAGCAGCTGAGGCTGTGATAATGAATGATCTTTCATTCCTACCATCGGACCACTCGCAATCTGAAGATAGAGCTTACCGATACGGCCAAAAAAACAACGTCTTAGTATATTACCCTATTTTTGAAAACACAATTGAGGGGATAATTTACGATATCCTAAACAAGAAGAAACAAATAATTGCAACTGTTATGGGAGACGTGAAAAACGAAGTAGATATTGTTGAAGAAATCATGCAACAAATTAACTCACAAAAACATTAGGAACTTTCGGGTTATTTATAGAATAATCCAATGATATGAACGATTTAGAAAAAAAGATTGAACAACTTGAAAATGAAATATTGGAAAGCCACATTACCGAAGAAAAAAAGTTGTTAATTACAGAAATGAAAAAAATTGGAATAGAAAAATTACCCTATTCCTACTCAGCCTTGAAACCTTTCATCGACGCAGAAACGATGAACTTTCATTATAACAAACATTATAAGGGCTACGTGGATAAACTCAACGACGCATTATCCAAGAAAAAGTTTGGGGATCTCGATCTTGAAAAGATTATCAAATCAATATCAAGATACGACAAAACCATACGTAACAATGCTGGTGGAGCCTTCAATCACGCATTATTTTGGAACATGCTTTCTCCAAAACCAATGAAACTAACAGGTCCATTGGAACAAAAACTAATCAAACAATTTATGTCCTTTAATAACTTCAAAAAGGAATTCGAAACTGTCGCCAAGGAAAGATTTGGATCAGGTTGGGTGTGGTTAGTTTTGACGAGTCAAAACAAGTTGAAGGTCATGTCCACACCAAATCAAGACAACCCTCTGATGAACATAATTGAAGGTGGTGGATTTCCCTTATTAGGTTTGGATCTTTGGGAACACGCATATTATTTGAAATACAAAAATAAAAGAGATGAATACATTTCTAATTTTTGGAAAGTTGTAAACTGGGATTTTGTTTCCAAGATGTATGATATGAAAGTTGAAACAAAACTTATAGAATCAACGAAACTGAAACAAATAATCTCTGAGGGAAAATCTGAAAAATGTAGTCAAGAACAGATTGAAGGTATAAGAGTAATGTTTAACGTAAACAATAAGGTTGAGAAGATATACAGGAAGTCGATTGAGGATATGTTGAAAGAAGTTTTTGCTGACAAATGGGCAGAGAAAGATTCCGAAGGTAACATGTCAGGAATTTATGGATTAGAATCACCAGGCAGATCGGTCATAAATAAGTTGAATACAAATTACACCGCATTTTGTATCATGGTGAATGATGTTAACAAACTAATCCTTTCCGTGGGGAAAAAGCCAATTGTCTTTATTGGTAAAGGTCCTGCTGAACAAATCAAAGAAGCGGAAAGATTTACCAAAGCGATGAAATATTTCAAGTTCAATCTTTTTGACACTGAAAGCCCTACATTCCAAAATATATTGAAGGCTCTATCTGAAACAGACGCAGCTGGAAACAAACGAGAAGATTATGTAATTAGTGTTTTGAAAAGACACATGGACAGCTCATCAAATTTTGAAAAAATTGGAGAGCTTGGTAATGAAGAAGATATGAAAGGGGTTGATGTAAAAATTACTCAAGACGGAAAAACTTTGACGGGTCAAATTAAACCCTTCAAAGAAAGAATAGATAAAGATAAGACCATTACATTGAAGGGAACAGGTAAAGTGAAAACATATAAAACCGATTGGATGATATTTCAAAAAGGTAGGAATGTTTTAGTTTTTGACAAAAAACCTAATATAATATCAGGAAATTTTGTATTCCCGAAGGAATCACTTCTCTTAGATATAAAATAGATTCATCAAACTATTTATAGTATTATGTCAGTAATTGCAGAACCAGATAGATCCAAGATTTACACCCGTGTAAAACATCTACTCGGAGCACCCTTACGTTCCGTAGAATTGGAAGATGAAATGATGGATTCGTTGATGGAATTATCAATTCAGGACTATGGGCAATATACTCTGAATTGGTTAATAGAATCTCAATGGACAAACTTGGTCAATCTAAATATGGATGAGAGGTCCGTTGCCGCGGCTTTGATTACAAGGACAATGGACTTTGAAAATCAATTCACATACGCATACTCAAAAATCGTTGGATTACAAACCTCTGGTCCATATGTTCTCAAAAAAGATTACATAACGTTGTCTGCGAACACTCAACTTTATGAGATACCTGCAGGTAGAGAAGTTAATGAGGTACTTTGGTTCACACCCGCAGAACTATCAAACATATTGTTCGACCCATGGTCAATGGGTTTCATTGGTGGTCCAGGTCTTGGTGGTCCTGCAGGGTATTCACAAATGGGATATAGTGGATCTTATTTTATGATGCCAGCCTTTGATATGCTATTGAGACTTCAAGAGATCAATATTCAAAGCCGTATACTCGGTGGCGAATTGACTTATAGAATCACAGGTCTTCCTGATGGGAAAAAATTATTACAACTCTATAATGTACCTGGAGGAAGATTTGATTGGGGTACTTTTGGTTTTAACCAATATAGAGTATGGTATTGGTACTATGATGTAGGACCTGAAGACAGAGCAAAGTGTCTAAAAGCAAATCCCGATATAATTAAACTACCCTCTGACGTTCCTTTAGAATCCCTTGAATGGGTTGACCTGAACGTACCAGCACAACAATGGGTAAGAAGATGGTTTACCGCTTATTGTAAAGAAACTCTTGCAAGAGTAAGGGGGAAATACAGTGGAAATTTGAAAACACCAGATTCTGAAATTACCATGGATTATACGAGTTTACTAACCGAAGCCAAAGACGAAAAATCTAAATTGATGGAAGAATTGACAGGTGCTGAAGGTTGGTTAACAAGACTAAGACCAGAAAAAGTTATGGAAAGGGAAGCACTAATTGCGGAAAATCTGAACAAACAAATGAAATTCAGGGCGATGCCAAGACAAATATACGTCATCTAATGTCAATTATAAAAACAATACCATCTCAAAGATTGATTAATGGAAAAGTTATTGAAACATCCGAAGTTTCAATTGTAAACAACGAAGAAGTCTACGTTACAGCTGGTGAAGATTGCATCATAGTAAGAGGAAACAAATCCACAACGGTGAAATTACAAAGTAGAACAACTGACCACGTAGTAATAAAAGCCATGACTCATTTAATAATTCTACCTGATCTCGGTAAAATAGATGAGGAATTCGATGAGATTACTTGTGATCGTGGAGCTTGTATTGAGTTCCGATTTTGTAACAACAATTGGTATATTCTTTCATCAGACGGACTCAAGCAATCTTAGTTTGCTTTCCCAGTCACTCTCGGCCAATTCATACATATAGTATGGATTCAACCCTCTCTTTTCCCAATAAGACATTTCAGCTTCAGTTATTTCTAAAACATCTTCTTGGAGTTTGTCCTGATCAGATTCTTCAAACGGAAGACCATTTATTAATTCACACTGAGCCGTTGTAAAAACACCCCTATCTGCCGGATCTGTTACAATTAAACTTTCTCTTACATCCTGTTTGAAACATACAAGTAGGGGCTCAATCCTTTTATTAAAGGTTACGACCGCTCTCGGTACATTATAATCTCCTGTCATGTTGGGGTTTGTCTCCAAGATATTTGCATCCAACATGTAACAATTCACTTGAACACCATCAACAATTTCAACCGCATTAGGATTTTCTAACTTTATTAATTGATTGGTATCTTTTATTTGTTTAGTCGTGAGTTTTTGAACATCTCCCTGTGAAGCTTTCTTACCGTTGTTCACATACATAATAACATCACCCAAGTTGACGCTCAAATTGTTTTGAATGGCAAGTTCCATGTGTGCCATCCGACTCATACTATTACCCGCCTTTGTTTTTTGTGTTAATCTTTTCTTATATTCGTCGAGAGTCAGTTTTACCTTAGCTCTTTGAGCGATTTTAGATAAGGGAATTTTTTGATCAAATATCTTTTGTAGATACTCATAATAATATTCGATAAACTCTTTTCCATTACCGTTCAGTATTAACTTGATTCCTTTATCCAAAAATTCTTCAATATACAATGGAAGTTTTTTTGATTTGATAGAATTGCCAGTCAATTTTATCTTACCTTTTGCGTCCATCACCGCGTAATTTTTTCTGGCAAGATTTATACATGAAGGCCAAACGCCATCCGTATCTAAAGCCATTTCCCCCCTCATAAAAATATCGTTATATTCGGCAACATCAGCTTCAGGTCCGGTGTATTCTTTTCCTATCTTAACCTTCCAATTCAATCCTCGACCGATGTATCTATGAGAGTCGAGGTCATCAGGGCTTGAAAAGTTCACACCATCCGTATCCATTACAAGTGGTGTATAACCTTTACTCATGAAAAACTTAATCATCTGACGAAGATACTGACGACCTGTACAAGTAATCTGTTCTCCCATATACATGTCACCCCACGCAAAAACTTGCGGGGCTGATAATGCACCGAACATTGAGTTGATGAATATTTTAATTGGTAATTGTTTGTTGGAATAGGAAGCCGACAACTGAGGGTCTATTGTGTAATATTCCTCTGCAAGTTGTTTGTATTTTATACGGGTGTCTCGGAAATACTTTAACATACCTTTCATGGCATTGGTAACATCACAATCAGGAAAAACATCGTGTACAAGCTGAATAGAAGGGTATAGAGACGAGAAGTCTAGCTTAAGTACATTCTTACTATACCCAACTTTAAGTAGTCGGGAAAGACCTCCTACGAAGTCTGTCTTCGATTGTTTTGCGGGGATTGCAAGTCCATGTTTGTATGACCAAGCAAGCATCAACATCTTCCATAAAGTTGCGGTTCCCATAGTGGAAACTCTTTCGTAGGTTGTGGGGATCATTGACGCGAGAAAAAAAGAAGCTTGATTAAATTCTTTATCTACAGTCAAAGTTTCCTCTAAGTCATCATCGAGATATCTTTCCACTAAGTTGTCTCCTGTTGTTTTGATATAGACACCAGGAAACTTGATGTCTAAATCCGCATACTCGGAAGCCTTTTTATATTTACCGTTTTGTACATTCAACCAATACTCTTCCTTCGCACTATACATTTTACCAATATTAGTGTGATCGATATAGACACGGTCGGGTGCTTCCTTACCGATGTAAGTTGTAATATATTTCAAACCCGCAGCTTTGATACTCGAATTTATCGCTTGAGCTCTTCGAACCGCATGAATAATATCGATTACATTATAACCCCAAATAGATGTCTGAAGAAAATCCTCGACTTCATTGGCTAACTTCAATATCGTTTCTTTCCTTGTATAAGAATGTTGGGGATGTAACGACTTAACAGCCTTTCTCATATCAATCCCCAATCTCTGAGCTCTTTCAAAAATCCAGTGCCAATCGAAGTTTGCTGAATTATATCCTCCAATTATACTTGGTTTCAGTTGATCTATTATATCTAAAAATTCTAAGATTGCTCCCTTTTCTTGGGATTCATCCAAACATTCAATTACCTTATGGTAACCCTTGTTTGTTTTTATACCAATCATGAATATTCTACCGTCCTTGGGATCCAAAGCATCGGTCTCCAAGTCAAATACTAAACGGGTAACATCGTCATAATCTGTGAAACCTTTAAACAATCGTTTTTCTTTGGCTATCAAATATTGTTCTACTGGTGGTAAAACAGTAATTTTATCTTTTGTACTTTCACCCCAAGGGTCACAGCCACCATCCCTGAAAAATTGAATCAATTCTCTATAACCTTTTAGAGATTTGACCATATAGGTCATTCCATTCTTCAATCTTTCATTTTCAAATGTTGCTAACTTATCGATGACAATTCCGTATTTGGTCATGGCTTCTTTTTGAGCCATTTTAGAATTGTTATAGAAATTTATATCTCTTAGATCACCAACCCAAGCAAAAGGAATAAAATTATCCTTTCTGATCTCTTTTCCTTTACCAGGTATTTCTTTGATTTTGAAGATAGAATTTGATACATAATCAAACTCAATTGCTACTATGAATTGTTCTTCATCGTTTCCGTGTAGGAATGCTTCGATTTCTTCGCTTGTGAACATATGTTTTTACGAGTGGTTTATTGGCTTTCACACTATCGTGAAATTTACCTTACTCATGTAAAAATAAATATAAAAAAATTGTATCCAATCGTCAAACTAACAACAGGCCGTGGACGAGATGAAACTTGGTTGTATGTTGATGAAAAGTTGTTCTCTGATTGGTAAGATTAAATTTCCTTCATCACTTTTAAGTAAGAATTGACCTAAGTATCTACCAGGAGTGTTTGTTTGCATCGCAGTAAATTGGAAGTATACATAGTATTCAGTTGGTGTTCCAGGTTCTGCGAATGTTTTTTCAACAATACTTGCGGGTGCTGATACTATTTTTGGTATTCCATTCGATGTGTCTACCATACTGAAAAAAATATTCGACACCTCTAATAGATTCATAAAATCAACGTAATCACTTCTACCATCTTTGACAATCTGCATTTTTAATACAGGCAAAGTGGCGTTCTGCATGATGAAAAATTCCATAACAATAAATATACGTTATGATTCTTTACGTAGCCCCCTCTCGTAATGTTCAAATCTATTGTGTTCTGTTGGAGTCATGAGTAGAATTCCTGCGTAAATTCTTTCTTTTTTCATTTCTTGGTATATGTAGGACATCCAAGTTTGTTCAAAAGGTCGGTTCCATTTTGTTTCCAAAAACATTTTTTTATTACCCTCTTTAGAAACTATTTGTGGCCAATTACAATAGTAAATTTCACCAACACCATATGGTATTCCCTTATGTGACAGAACTAAATCGAAGCTTGTTTTTGGTGCACTTGGGTCTAATCCCAATTCAGGTAATCTATTTTTTCCCGGCCAAAACTTTTCACGAACATCTTGAGGTACATTGTACCAAGCCCATTGAGTTCCGTTGTCACCAAAAAATTCCGTATAATTTAGTTTCATGAAATCGAACTCTTCTCTATGTGCAATTTCTAAAGTTTTTATGTAAAAGTTTTCGGAATATCTTGATAATCCATTTCTACAACTTCCTGATTTGGAATAAAAAAACATATCATCTTCAAAAAAGTGCATGTAATCTAATCCCGTGTCTTCAAAATGTTCTGCTATGAATTGTCTTCCACCACAAATACCTAAGTTGCCTTCATCGGGGACTATGTGTTCAAATCCATACATTTCACACAATTCATTGTATCTGCCAAAAGTTGAATCATCTGTCGAGTTGTTTAACAAGAACTTTTTAGGTTTGGTCAAAAAATTATTGTCATAATCCTCCATTGATTTTATGAGTGTCTCAAATTGTTTGGGACTGTTGAAACTTATGACATATAGAGCAACTTTAGACGGGTCCAAGGGTTTTCGTGGAGTTCCTCCAATCTTATATTCTGTCTTAGCTACCAAGGAATCGTTTTTCAAATCCTCAAAAAATTTACCGAGTAAACCGTTACTTTCTATTTCAAAATAGTCTATCAATTCCGCATTTTTATAACACATTATACTAAAAATGGATTCTTCCGTACCCATAAAACCATCTCTTAGAGTGGTGTTCAATAAGTTGTAATATATTCCGTTGACCTCGGATATAGAATCTTTTGGACCACCAAAAAAACCACCTCTAGCTACCTTGGTTACATTTGATCCTGCTAATTCATTTAGTTTTTTATATTCGAATCCATGGATTTCATTTTCAGCCGCATATGGAAAACAGATAAAAGAAAATTTAGAAATATATTTTTCAAATTTGTCTAAAACTTTGTCGTGGGTAAAATATCCAGGATGAACGGTATTTGTGATTCCACCGTCTAACCAAAAAAGAAATTTAGAATTGAACCTGTCCATTATTTTTGCGTCGTGTAATAAGAACATTTTACTCATTACTAACGGGTTATAATATTCTAATCTCGCCTGAGTTGATTGACTCAACCAACCTGCCATGTTCAGCCAATTCGGATTATTTCTAATTGTTTGAATTCGATTGAAAAACTCATTATTCTTGAACCATTCAGGTCCTCTTGTGATAAATTGTGTCTTTTCATCGGGTCTTTTACCACTAACAAAGTCTTTAAGACTTTCATCTCCAAAAATTATCATGTTACAATCTAATTGTAACAAAGATTCAAATTTATTAAGATAATGTTGATAAGATCTTGACCATCCTTCAGTCAAACCATCTCTACCGATATCCCATATACCGGTTACAATTGTAATGTTACTCATTTATATTATTTAATTCTAATAATATTTTATAAAAACTTTTGTTTCTTTCAAATAATTCAGGATCCGTGCCGGGAGGACAGTTGTCTTTGCACCACCATATATCAAAATGTTTGCGTGCAAACTTTTGTTGGTAATTGAACCACATCAAAGTCATTATCTGTTCCTCCATCGGTAATCCCTCCTCAGAGTCAGTAAGTATCTTTTCCAAGTAGTCTTCAAAAGTTGTTACCAACCAATCCCAATTTTCCTTTCTACCCCCAAAAAGTCCTCCAATTATGTGAATAGATCTATCGAACTCATAATAATATTTCCGGTTAACCGTACCCGACCAAAAATTTATATCATTTTCCTTACCAATCATGAAGATTTTGTCTTCAGTAAATTCAATCAGGTTTTTTAAAAAATTGTTTTGGAAAAGTGTGGACTCATAATATCTTCTTTGTATTCCACTATCGGAAAGATATTTTAATGGTATCAAACCACAGTGAGATAAACCTGCATCTATCCAATAATAGTAGTCATAACTTTTATCTTCATTCCACCACCAATGGAACTTTGAGTATTGAACTTCGATGCATCTGTCAGACCTTTTAGTTTGTTCAATATTTTTTTTCTTGGATATTAAATCTTTGAATTTTGTATTGTATAAATCAAAAACTTCAAACTTTAGTTTTTCTTTTGATATTTTGTGTTCGTCGTAAAAAAATAATTCAAGTTCGAATTTTTCATCCTCAGTGGTATAACATAAAAAATCCGCTTCAGTCATTTTCAGCAGTGATAGTAAACTAAATTTATAATGACCTCCTCTAGCATGTCTACCACCTAAGTCGGTGCCGTGTAACCTGCCATAAATTGCGGTAATGAATTTAACTGACATTGTATTCTATATGATTTTGTGTTTGTTTTATTTTTTCTGTGACTTCCTGATTGTTATATGACCCATCGATTTTCACTGGTGAGTATACATTCCAATTGTAAACTTGAGTGTAGTAATTGTTATAAACACCATGAGAAACATCTGAATAGGACCTTCTCTGAGGTGCTATAGGAACAACAGGACAATAACTCTGAAACTTTGGATAAATGAAATTTGCCAAGTATCCATCGATTGGAAAATAGTAATCCCCGCTTGTAAATCCTGTGGTGGAAATGTCAAACATTATATCGTAGATCGATTGATCGTAGATCATCATATTTGTTGCAAATATTTCTGTATTATTTTGGTTTTCTTTGGGAGGTAATTTTGTAATGTCTAAGAGTAAACTATATTTTTCACTTATATTAACTTTCCTATTCAAAGTTGGAGTGAAGTTGAAAATAGAAAATTCTATTTCTTGAATCTGATTTTCTAATTTTTCTAAAAAAGATTTTGCGTAAGGCATAAAAATACAATCGTCTTCAACTACCATCACTCTACTATAACCACGATCTTTAGCCAATTTAATTATTTCCAAATGTGACAGGGTGCAACCCATGTAGCTGTTTTTGTTGATTGCTTCAAATCTTTCAAAGTCCCATCCAATATATTTCATTTCTTCAGAAATGAGAGTCATATTCTCTGTTCTGTGACTGAGATTTACAACAAACTTCGGAATATTACTAAATTTCATTAACTTACGTGGTTGTGACTTAGTTGTCCTGTTATTCTTTCACACCAACCCTTGGACTCAGAGTGTGGCCACACAACCCAATATGTCGGCATAACATCTGTTTGAAACTCTCTCCAAATTTTACAATACTTATCAGGGTCTCTGAAATAACCGGCAATCTCATTTTTATCTGAATCTTTTCTGAATAATGTAGTGTCATTTGGGCCATGAAAAGCGACGACCCAAAAATCATAGTCTTTTTCAGGCACTTTATCATAAGCAACATCAATACAATGTTTGTATACAGAAGCAAAGTCTTTTTTCCACGCCTCTTCATTTTCATAATTGTATGGATTAGGTGGATAATTTTTATCTAAAGTATATCTTTGGACTGCTCTTTTCTCGAATAATATCCCGGCATATTTTTCATATTGTCTCAAAGTCCTAACAGGTCCAAATCCGAATGGTCCATCGTGCCCTTCCTGATCCAAACCATCCATTCCGAATAATTTTCTATTAGCAAGGTGGCTTTTTTGATTTCTTTTGACCCACTCTTTATCATCATCCCACTGTTTGGTTCTTCCCTTACGGGTATACTCGTGGTATATCACTGGAATATGAGGGTGGAATAAGTCATAACCCCAAGTATAAGCTCTAGCAGCAATTGATATTTCCTCACCATGAAAATAATATTCAGGGTTGTGTTGTACCTCTTTTACAAACTGACCCAAAGTGAAACAAAAGTGAGCAGAATAGAATCTTGCGGTTACAGGCTTGGACATTTCTCTCCAACCTGGTATAGTTTCAGGTAAGAAGAACACCGCTCCCTCTGGTATGAATCTGTCAAAGGCCATTCTCCAAGCGTCTTGAGCTCTTCCTGCCGGGTCGTTGTCAGGGTCAAAGGAAGGTACATAACCCGTAAGTAGAGGTTTACTATACCCATCCTTTTGAAGACCCTTTATCATCTTGATTAGGATATCATCCCAATCTTTAACAAATCTCATGTGAGAATCAATTTGTAACGTGTATGATTCTCCATCATAAAGTTGTTGGACCAAATGTCTGGCCCAACATACACCCTGAGCTTCACTATAGGGTATATCTAATATTTTGAATCTTTTATCTTTTCTGAATTCATCTAAATTATCAAATCCATCACCCTCGTGGAATTGTCTTGCAATACCAATCACTAAATTTTTAGGTCTTTTAGCGTTGTTTAGCATATCTTTTATTGTTGGGATCAACTGAGGATCCCTGTAAGAAGCTACTTGTACAAAAATTTTCATCAGATAATATTTTGTCTTAAAAATAAAAAACCCTCCTGATAAGTGGAGGGTTCAATAAAAAATATTAAAAAAGATTATACTTGGTTTCCGTCACAATCACAGATGGAATCGGGACCTGATATGATTGATTTGTGCTGCTTTATAAATATTGTTTTATAATCCGTACTTAGCTTTGTCTGCATTAAATAATGCCAATATTTCTGCGGTTGTAAGTGATTTATTTTTATAATATCTAAATTGTCCCCACCTACAAGGTAAGTATCCTCCAAGAGTATTGAATTCACCAACACAAAGTTGAAGATTCGCAGTGTTAAAAGGTATGTTTTGTGCATTAGTTGTACCTTGCACTATCGGTGTGGAATTATCATCTCTATAAACGTAAGATGTTCCAGCTTGAGTAATTGTTGTTAGCATCATCCAAGTTCCTGTTGCAATTGCGTTAATAGCACTAAAAATGTTATAATCGAAGCTTTGACCATTAATACCAAGTTTTACTCGATTACTACTTTGAGCAATTAATCTATATCCGTCATATGAACCAGCATCAAAGTTTTTATACCAAATACCATCTCCATTTGCATAACCTGCGTCAATATTAATCCACATAACTACGGATACAGGTGTGGATGTATTTGAAATATTAATCGAAGCACTTTGAGGAACGTTTACATAACTGTTTGTTCCACCCATGGACATTGTTCCACTATTCAGTGCTGAATATGAATAATCACCATTTAATGTTCCTGTGTTTCCATTACCAGAAAGGTCGGTTATTAGATTTCCACTACCAGGATATGATGATGAATTACTAATGTCGAAATGGACCGTCAAATTAATTGCGGCGGGTGGTGTTGGCGTTTGTGTTGGAGTTTCTGTTGGCGTTTCTGTTGGTGTTTCAGTTGGAGTTTCTGTTGGTGTTTCTGTTGGCGTTTCTGTTGGAGTTTCTGTTGGCGTTTCTGTTGGCGTTTCTGTTGGCGTTTCTGTTGGCGTTTCTGTTGGCGTTTCTGTTGGTGTTTCTGTCATTGAAGGTGTGTTAGTTGGTGTTTCT